TAATCTTCCCGGGTGTGGCCACCTACCGCAGAAAGATGTTCAATTTCAATATTATCAACCCAATCTTGCAAGCTATCAGTGGACAACAACGTCAAACACGTAAATCAACTATCGCAATACCTATCCATGGCGGTATGCAAAAAACTGCCGATCAGCTTACAAAATGCTTGTATTACGTGCACAATCAATCAGGGGCTTATCAAGTATATTCTGATTGCTTTGAACAAGGTGCTTTGACGCAAGGTATAGGCTTTATTTCGATCTTTAAAGATACAACAAATGACCCTGTGTCGGGTGATATCAAACTGCGCTATATAGATTTCAAAAGCTGCCTATGTGATCCCTTTTTCCGTAAGCATGATATGTCCGATGCTAGATTCTTTTGGACTAGACAGTTTTTTGGTAGAGAAGAAGCAGCTCAACTCTATTCGCAGTTTGGTGATGAGATTATGTCATTGCCAAAAGGCACTTATCGTGATGACAAATTCTATTACATGCCAGAAGTCTATCAAATACAATTCCCGAATATGGTAGCCCTAGATGAATATTGGTATTCATCAACCCGTGAATGTGAATATCTCATAGATAAAGAGACTGGGGAAACACAAGAATTCTTTGGTGATGAAGAGGATGCCCGAGCAATCATGCACCAATTCAAAGACAGGCTAAAGATAGTAAAGAAAACCAAGCCCACAGTTCGCAGAAGCATTATACTCAATGACAGAACACTTATCGATGAAGCGAACCCCTATGGTATTGACCGATATCCTTACGTTCCTATGCTTGCTTATTTTACTCCTGATACTCCCTATTATGCTTATAAGTTTAGGGGTATTGTTCGTGATATGCGAGATGCTCAGTACTTGTTTAATAGGCGTAAAGTCGCTGATCTTGACATTCTTGAAAGCCAACAACAAGGCTTAAAAGTCAAAAAAGGGGCTTTGGTTACTCCTGAAGATTCTCTGAACACAGGTAACGGAAGAGTCCTTTTCATTGACCCTAAATTCCAAATGCAAGACGTTGAGCCAATGCAAATTGTGCCTCCCTCCCCTGTTATGCTTCAAATGGAAGAAATGTTAATGAATGTTGCCCATCGCATTGCTGGAGTTGATCCAAATGCTATGGGTATAGATGTAGATGATAAGGCCGGCATCATATCTATGATGCGTCAAGCAGCAACAGCACGCAATCTACAGCGTGTGTTTGACCAGTTTGATGAAGCACAACGTCTTTGCGGTGATATTATTTGTGAAATGATACAAAAGAATTGGACATTTGGAAAAGTTAAACAAGTTACTGGCGAAGATCCTACAGCCGAATTTGATAACAAAGCGTTTTTCAAATATGGGGCAAAGGTTGTCCAAGGCGTACTTACGGAATCTCAACAGCAACTTGAATTGGCTCAATTGTTACATGCACAGCAGATATTGCCTCCAGGTATATTCCCCATGGAGGAAATACTTGAAGCAATGACCATACAAAATAAAGATCGCATCATCGAAAAGATTACTAAAGCACAACAAGCACAGCAGCAACAGCAGCAGAAGATGGAAGAGCTACAAATGCAGCAGTTACAGATCGACAACCAAGCAAAAATATCCTATGCACACTCTCAAGAAGGTCTAGCAGCTGAAAGAATTCAAAAAATTCAAACGGATCGTGCGGTAGCGGTTGATAAATTACGTAAATCTCAAGAGGAAGACACCGCATCAATGCTAAATATCGTCAAGATTATTAAAGAATTGCAATCTATGGATACCGAGCATTTAGCAAGTAAAATTGAAATGCTCCATCGAATTAACGAATTAGAATTTAACCCGGCAGCAGAAGCGGTAAAAGAACAGGTTGCCAAATAAAAAATATCTCATTATTTGCAAATTTAACCAATAGGTGATTTATGGGAAACTATGGAAACTTAGGAAAAGAGCAAGGCAACATGAAGCCAGATGTTGAGAACTATCAACGTCCTGAAGCAGTGTTTTCACAAAAAGAGTTTAACAAAACTACTGAATATATCTCCCGTCATAATACTCAAGAGTCAAAAGCAGCCGGAAAAATAGAAAAACAAGCTTATAAGGGCCGTTACTCATGAAAGAAGGCAAATACAATAAAGTTGCATGCCAAAAAGGCCCTATTGTAGCAGACCAGAAGACTATGAAGCATATGCCGCTTGCACAAGTTCAACGTGAAAGCGAGGCACAAAATAGACAGCTTCGTGATATGCAAACCCCAACTCTAATGATGCCAAAGCAATAAAATGAAAAACGGTAAGAAAAAAGTTGTTAAAAAGGTTCTTAAGCATTTGAAAGAAGATACTAAAGAGTTCAAAGAACAGATTGCAGATGATAAGAAACTCAGCAAATCGCTAAAGAAAAAGAAGTAATGGAACATAAGTCTCAATACGGTGATCGTAAGACGGTAGGGGCAATTTATCGTGATGCTCAAATTCATGGCGATAAATCCCCTATTCAAGCCGGTGATCTTACCAACGAACTAATGTCCTCCCTTGTTTCTGATCTCAATGATACCATTCAATCTAGACCATTTGACGGTGAATGTGATTACTATATTACAGTACACGAAAAGAAAGACCGTCAGATGCCACGTGCATTACTTCGTCGCATCATTACTACAAAATACCGTCCATACCCGGAAGATGACACAGTCGTTTTCAAGATCCATCGCAATGGTGACATTCGCTTTTGCTGGTGTCTCCCCCACTGGTCAGAGATGGATAATATGTTAGCCAACGAAGCTTTATTTGATTATGACATGCTAAAGGAAATTAGAGCGTGGAAGGGCATACAATTAGAGCATTTTGGATTCATGAAAGATGAAATGGGACATTGGACAGCTAACCCCCATTATCAAGATGCCAAGCTTACTGAATTCTATAAGAAACCACCTAAGATTCTAGTCGCCTAAAGTCTAATGGAGTTTCTTTCCATCCATTACCTTTATCTTTAAGCTTCAAATACCAGGCGTTTTTTTTCTTTTCTTCGTGGAACTTGTCAGCACACTTTTGTGAGCAGTAGAAACTCCGCCCTTCTTCAATGGGGGCTTTGCAGAGCTTACAAGCCCTGCCCGAAAGTTCGGGGATGTCTTTCTCTGTTTTGTGTTTGTAAGTGCACCGATAGCATACTTCTTTTCCATAAAAATCAGCCTCGCTGTATTCACGTAAACATTTAGGGCATATAGGCATTTAATTCACTTTATTAATACTTGAAATTTAAATAATTCCTCTTTATTTCGCAATCAAAGGCTACCGCAAGCCTTAAATTGCGTGATTGGTTGTAAAAGGCACTCACCAAGCCAAAAGGATTGTTAGCACATGGATGATGTCCAAGAAAATAGCGTAATGCCAGAGGTCGCAACTCCAGAGACAAACCATGCAGTTCAAGCAGAGGCGCCACCTGTAGAAACTAAACAGGATAAAAACTGGCGTGAAATGCGTATGAAACAACAACAGCTCGAAAACGAACTGAGAATGCAAAAGGAAATGAATGAAAGGTTAATGCAAATGACATTGGCCAATCAGCCAACTCCTAAGCAAGAAGTCGATGAGCTAGATTCTCTCAGCGATGATGAGTTTCTTCCTAAAGGCAAAGTGAAAAAGCTTATGCAAAAAGAAAGAGATTCCATCAAGAAAGAAGCTCTCCAAGAGTTTGAGAATATTCAAAAGCAAAGGGAGCAGTCTAGATTCTTAGACAATCTAAAATCTCGGTTCAGTGACTTCGATGAAGTTGTCAATGCTGACACAATGGCACTTTTAGAAGAAAAAGACCCTGAACTTGCCCAAACTATTGTTGAACTCAAAGACCCTTATAAAATTGGTGTACAGACCTATAAATACATCAAAGCAATGAAGTTATCTGAAAAAGTCCCCGATGCAAGACGTGCTAAGGAAGTTGATAAGAAGCTAGAGCAGAACGCTAAAACCGTTCAAACCCCCCAAGCTTACGACAAACGTCCAATGGCTCAAGCATTTAAGATGACAGATTCAGATTACAAAGACCTTTATAAGGAGATGATGGGTTACGCAAGTCAAGCAAGCTACAGTTATTAAACTGAGGTTTTAGATGACAGTTTCCATTTCTACTATGCCTCCGCAAATTCAGCAGAGGTATAATTCCAAGCTTCTGTCAACTCCAGAACGTAATTTGATTCACAATCTTTTTGCTATGCCTGTTGAGTTGCCGGATAACCAAGGCTTTATTGATAGACAAAGCCGTTACGATCGATTGGATTTATTTCCAGTCCCACTAGATGATGCACAAACTAATCCACCTTCTCAGCAGTTGAATAGAGTGGATGTGGATTGCAGGGTTGACACACTAGCCCTGGATAAATCAGCCCTAATTGACTTGGAAGCCTACGAACTAGTTGCATAGTTTATGGTGACAAGGGGCAAGTACGATACTGACCTTGTTGGTGAGTATTTATAGAACGTAATTGGAGATAATAAGAATGTCGAAGATCATAAACATCATCTGGAACAGCAGTGCAAGCACCGCCTCCAAGAGGATTGGTATATGTTTCTCGCATTTTCATCATTATCTCGCAATGTTGTTTTTTGATTTTCAAGTATGGATAAATTTTAGCAAGAACAAAATCAAGTTTTTCTCCGCTGATATTGCATTCATAAACTGGTTTACGATTACTGTTTTTAATCTGTTTTGTATCAGATTTTTTCCAGTATCCAAAACCAAAAAGTTCAGAAACCCATTTAATTTGGGATTCTGTGACACTTGCAAATTTCAAAATACAACGATGATGAGGTTTTTTAAGTGGATTTCTGTGCTTAACATAATCCATGTAAAAACATCCATCACCGTCTATATAACCAGCAAGATAAGAACAATCAATTTTCTTCATATAAACCTCTATACTGCAATGAGTAAATATATAGTATATGGGCATAAAGAGCAAATAGATTGTGTACGGCCTGAACGACTTAAGCGGGTAGACATGCAAAAGCATGAAGCGAAAGTCTGCTCTCTATAGAAATATAGAGAGGGAGATCCGAAGAGGTTTCCCCGCCATAATTAGTTAACGAATAAACTAAATATGGTTAATAAAGTAACAGAATGTAGAGTATATGCAACATATATAGTATTAACCAGGCAGGTTACTATTACTAACGAGGATCCCATATTAAATTCAGCAGCAGCTCGTTTAGGCCAAGCCGCTAGAGAAACTCAGGACGCCCTACAGAGAGACAACCTAGAAAGTACAGCTTCCGTGGTAAACTCAGTAGGCGGTTCGAATGGTGACTTGCCAACAGAGCTTGCACTTAGCGACATGGATGATATTGTGGCATTGTTACAAGATAACGACGCTGAATACATCACAAACATGATTCCAGGCGAGCTAAAGATTGGTACATCACCAATTGGTGATGCCTACGGAATGATGTGCTCGACACGTATGATTCCGGTGTTAAATAACGTCCAAGGGTTTGTACGTAAATTCCAATACCCAAATGTAGATAACGTGCTTTCTACAGAATGGGGAGGAGTAAACAATGTCAGAGTTTTTGTGTCATCCCAAGGTAGTGTAACACCAAATGCCTCATTAGCGGGTGCTGATGTTGCAAACTGTTTTGTAGCTGCGAAAGAGTCTTACAAAGTGGTGTGGCAAGCAGGCGGTAAGATGAAGTTTATCTATCTGCCTCCAGGTTATAACTCGGACCCCTGCATGCTTCGGCATACAGCAGGATGCTCGTTTGACGATATAGACGAGGGTAAATCTTCTCTGATTGACTTGGAAGCCTGTGATTACGCTTTGGCAGCGTAATTATGGTGACAAGGCGGAAGTATAATTAATGGTTATTATGATAACGAATCTCGTTAAGATATTTTTCTCTAAGATCAAGAATCTCTTGGGTGACCCTATAAGATTCTTTTTCGGTAAATGTTTTACGAAATTCAAGAAGAAGTTCAGCTTGTTTTCTTTTTACAATAAGATGCGGGATAACAAGAGGAAACAATTTGTCCATTATAGGACGTGTTGTGTACCAAGTATGTTGAATTTTCCAATTGGAATTTTCATGGTTGCGATCTCTGGTTATCACTTTGCCTCCAAAGGTGTTTTGAATCCATCTAATCAATGGTTCATTTGTATTGACGATTTGAAGTCTTGGAAAATAATCAAACCAGTTAACTCTTTTAACTTTTTGAATATAGATACAACCTTCTCCGTCAATAATGCCAGCCATATACGCAATTTGTTCTTTAGACCACATATGAACTCCTTTTTTAATAAAGATAATATCACAATGACTAATTATTGTATACCGTGATCGACTGAGCGAGAAGAATCCGAAAGGATATGCGACAGTCAAGACTAGTGAGGAAACCACTAGAGAAGCTTCCGAAGAGTAGCTTCCGCCCTAGAAATAGGGTCAGTAGGTTGGCAACCGAAAGTAATAGAATGTTATCAAGGCCAATGTATTACAAACGACCTGTGGATTCAAAACCTACGCTCAACCGGCATATAAGGAGGATCTAATATGTTACCTTATCAAATGATTGCTGGTGGACGTTTCACTTTGAATGCTACCACAGTAACAGGAGTTAACGTTCCACTAGTTGGAATGGGAGAGCCTGATTTTGTTATTTGCAGATCCATTACAGGATGGGGTGAGGCAAGTGATGCTCAAGCTATCCAATGGTGGTGGGCGAAAGGAATGGTGCAGAATAGTGCAAGAGGTATTTTCCAAAGTTCAGATGCAACTAATCCTGCGTTAACTTCACGTATATTGCCGGCATCTGGAAGCACAGCTGATGCAATATCATATTTTGATACTGCAAATCCACCAACTTATGCAGCTTTGACAGCAACTACAACAAACAACACAACTTTTGTTGTAGCAATGGCAAGCACAGCAGGTATCAGTGTTGGTGATATTGTACGTATGTATAGTGTAACAACTATGCAGCAAATCTCTGGACTAGATTTTCAAGTAACTGCAGTAACAGCAAACGTTAGTATTACTTTAGGTATGATGGCGTCAGCAGTTACAGCCTCTGCAAACACATTTGCAGCTTCTGGAACAGCAGCACAAGTGCTTAAATTTATTCCAGGACGTTTCTATCCTAGGTATAAATATATTGCTGGTATCACAAGAGCAGCTCAAGCAAGAGTATATTTTACTGTGGCTAATGATTTTACCCCTGGTGAAATTATCTCTTTAAGAATACCTGAAGAATATGGTTCGGGTGCTTGGACATCAATGAATAACAAAGCAGCACGTGTATTAAGTGTTGTTAATACAGCAAGTGAATCTTCTGTATTGTTAGATCTTGATACAAGTGGTATTACAGCAGCTTATTCTTA